TTCGTGCTGCCATATTTTCTGCGCTCCCAGATGAGCTCACTGCCGAGATATACTCTCTGCACTTCCGTACTGCCGAGCATAATATTTTCTGCCTGATTCAGAATCATGTACCATTCTCCTCGCTGATGACATAGAGTGTATCCGCATCTGGGCTCTCTAGTGCATCATATTCCGCCTGTGTCATTGGCAGAAAAAACGGCAGAGGTCTGCTCCCCAGATACAGAAAAATCCGGTTCGTATCACGGACAATGTAAAGTGTTCCGCTGTCCGGCGTGAATTCTTCATCTTCAAAGCGTTCCTTGGTGATAAGCAGTAAGCCGTTCAGTCCGGTATCATAGCCGTTCAAATCAGTTCATCTCCTTTGCGACAAGCGGATTTGTATCCGCAGTGGTTAGTTTTTGGCTGTCAGCAGTATACAGTGCATAGCGAATTCCGGTGAGCCTGCTTTTTTGCTGTCCGGCGAAAGAAACTGTGATTCTTGCATAGACTTCCAGAAATTCTGTTGAAAATTCGCATAGCTGAACGGGAACAGTAAATTCTTCGCCGTTTGGCTGACGTGCAGTAATTATCATATCAGAAATATCGGGTATTTCGCCGTAGATGATAAAATCTGGATAGTTTTCAGCAATCAGTCCCGTGATGCGTGTGCCTGAAAAATCGACCGGAATTGTTGTCCAGTCAGTGGCTTCCGGCATGGAAATTCTGCTTTTCAGAAACGGAAATGCCTGCATTTCCTGTATCATAACAGGAACACTGACAGCAAAATTGCTCCGGCTCATAATCCGGATGCAGTCGCCTGTCCTGACAAACGGGCTTGCGCCTGCGAGTGCCGAAACCGAAAACGGCAGATAAAATCCATTCTGAAAACTGGTAATCATCCTCTGACATGCCAGCGTGAAAGCTTCCGTTCCGGTGAATCTGGAAAGAAACATATCTTCCTGCCGGACGGCTGTCTGAATTTGATTCTGTGCATCCGGATTCAGGTCGAAAATGCCTTCTGCTCCGGCGAGACGTTCCGTCCCGATGCGCATGGATTCCAGCTTTTCAGCAGAAAGCGTCAAAACCGGTTCTGCACTGCACCAGCCGAGTTCTAATTCATTATCGTGATTGATACGGGCATTTCCGCCCTCTAACAATGCAAATTCTTTCAGGAGCTGTCCGGCGGTGATGCCGGACATATCGGCAGAATCCGGCATGATAAACGGCATATCATCCAGATTCAGAAATTCCTGATTTTTCGCCGTGATGCTGATTTCTTCCTGATTCAGCCATGTGATAAAATTCTGATACAAATCTGCAAGCGTATCAATCTGATAAATCCGCAGAGATGTGAAAAAACTTTCCGCATTTTTTGTGACAGTCTTTTCCAGAATCCCATAGCAGAGCATCTCCATAGTTTCTTCATCCTGCGTGATAGTTTCTTTCAGAACAGCATCTCCGTAAGATTTCATCGTGAATTTCGTAATGCTTGCAGAAACCGGATGCCGGCAGAGTACACCGTTCTGATAACTGCCGGCATAGCCTGTTTTCAGGCGGTAAACCTGATTTTCAGAAACCGTGGTATATGTCACATCTGCGGACATGCCTGCAAGAACCGCTTTCTGAAATTCGTCCGTGATTTCTGTTGTTTCCGGTTCATCATAGAATTCTATCTGATACTGCACGGGCATACTGGTGCGGTACTTGAATTTTGTCCGGTATTGTCCGGACCTGTCAGAAAGATAAATATTCCCATGTCCTGTAAGTGTGCCTGTTTCCAGAAACATTGCAGAAATTTCATGTGTCAGTGTTCTGGAGTCATGCAGTTCCGGTGTTCCGGATTCACTGATTCTGACGGCATAGATATTTCTGCCGTCAGCCACAATCCAGTGTTTTTCGGCAGTCCGTGCGAAAATCGGGCACTGACATTGCAGGAGTTCCTGTATGCCTGTGACTTCTTCTGTGACATCTTCCTGATTCTGTTCCAGTCCAGTTTCTGCAAGAATGCTTTCTTCTGTATGATTTGTCATATCCAGATATTCTGTTTTCAGAGTCAGTTCCGGAATGACAAGATTTCCGATTTCTATATCCGGATTATCACTCATGACTTCATGCAGATTCACATCAAGAAGAACCGGATTGTCATCATAAAGCACAAAATCCGGAAACTTTACCCGAAACAGCCGTTTTTTTCTTTCATCCAGAAAATCTTCTGCCGTCATGTCATCACTCCTCTACCAGCGTGAAAACAACATCCTGAATCAGGCCTTCGCCTTCGATTGTCATCAGGTTTCCGGAAACATTGTTGCAGTAAACAGAAACCGTATTCAGGGCTTTCAGAGACGGGTCATAGAACGTAAAATTGAAAAATTCGCTCTCCTGCATGAAAAGCTGACAAGTTTCATAAAATTCCTGAATTGTCATTTTAGAATATCTGACATTCTGGAAATTCCGGACATTGTACCGGACTGTATTTTTCTTTGTCCGTCCGGTCAGGCTTCTGCCGGCACTGCCCTGCAAATGCCCGAACGCAAACGGAAACGGCGCATCCGGTGTATAAATCGGCGTGCCGTTGACTGCAAAATATTCAGATTTTTTCAGCATCAGCGTGCTCCTTTCATCTTCTCGAATTTCCGCCGTCCCCGTTCGGATGCCGAATAAATTTCCTTATCGCCAATCTGGATAACAGGCTGATTTTCCACAATCGTATCAATCAGGATTTCTGCAAGCTGAATCAGCGTATCAAGCTTGTTTTCCAGATTTCTGGTATTCTGATTCTGTTCCGGAAGCAGATGTTTCAGCTTCGATAACGGCGAAACGATTTCGGGGTCATTCTGCGCATTCAGATTATCGCCGACCATTGCAAGCGTCGGCTGACGGACAAGACCGCCTTTCGCCAGATGCGGAATCTCCGGAATGCTGATTTCCGGCAGATTCTCAAACGGGAAGAAATCTCCCCACGGTGTCCAGAGCCACCAGCCCCGAACCGTGTTCAGAGCTTCGCTGATGCCCTGAAACGGCGTTTTCACAACATCATTGATACCATCAATCAGAGAGTTGACAACGTTCCGGAACGTGCTGTCAATGCCCGTCTGAATCCCCTGAAAAACACTTCCGCCGGAAGAAAATACCTGCTTGACGGATTCCCATGCATTCGAGAATGTTTCTCTGAACCAGTCAGAAGCCCTCTCAAACGGCGATTTGATGCTTTCCCAGATTTGTGAAAAAACTCCGCCGACTCCCGAAAAGGCATCTCTGATTTTCTCATAAGCATGAGAAAATTTATCAGAGAAATAGCTTTCTGCGCCGGAAAAGACCTCTTTCACGGCATTCCATTTTTCAGAGAAGAATCCGCCGAAATTCCGGAATGCCTGCTGAACAGCTTCTTTTGCATCCGTGAATTTCTGTCCGAACCATGCCGGAAGATTCTCAAAAACAGATTTAATATTCTGAAGCATGAGTTCAAAAATTTCTCTGATTTTCTGGATTCCGTCAGAAACGGCATTCAATAAGCCCTCAATCAGATAAACGCCCATTTCTGCCATGACTGTAGACGGCGAATGAATTCCGAACAGACTCCGGAATGACTGCATAAACGGCTCAAACACCCATTCTTTCAGGAAACTTCCGATTGCTTCAAATTTCTCTTGAATTCCCTTTTTGAAGCCTTCCCAGATGTCATGCGTCAGCAGATAAACTCCCTCTCCGAGTCCTTCCCAGAATGCCAGCCATTTTGCACCGAAATCCCCGAAACTGAAAAATTCCTCGACATCTTCCCTGACGTATTCCAGCCAGCCCGAAATAAAGCCGAATGCTCCGCCGGATGCTTCAAACACATCACAAATGTCTGTCCAGTTTTTCGACAGTTCCGTGATGACATAGCCCCATGAAACGATACCAGCCGAAATCACGGCAATTCCCACATTCAGACCGCCGAGCTTTCCGGCAAATGATGCTATCTTTCCGGCCATTGAAGCAAACACTCCGCCCGTGACAGCCGTGCTCAGTCCGATAAAGGATGCTGTCAGAATGCCGATAAATCTGGCTGAATCCGGATTGTCCCGAATCCAGTCGCCGATATTGTGAAGTACATCTGCAAAGCTTTCCAGTCCTGCCGTGATGATTTCGCCTGACCAGTCCGCCAGAGGCTTGATAAACTTCTCCCATAGCCACAAGCCGAACGGTTTCAGGGCTTCTATAGAAGCATCCAGAATGTCAATCGCTCCGGATAAAATATCCAGAAAATCCGGAATAACAGTTTCTATCGTGAATCCGGCAACCGGAAGCAGAACATGTTCCCAGAACCATTCCAGCCCCTCACCGATATGCTCCGTAAACGGTTCAAGACTTTCCAGAAGCCCGTCAACGGCATTCAGAAACGGCGAAAAATCAACCGTTTGGGCGAATTCTGCCGTTTTTGCAGTGATATGATTTACTGTATCAAGCACATTCTGGAAAATATCCGCAAGATGCTGTACAATGCTTGTTCCTGTGCCGTCACTCCATGCCAGCGCAAAGCGTTCTGCAATATTCCCGATAATATCATAAATATTCCGGAAAATGCTCAGAATCGCAGATACTGCCCGTTCTCCCGTGCCGTTCGTCCAGACTTCTTCGAAACTCCGCCCGATACTTCCGAACATGGATTTGATTTGTTCTCCGGCGTTCTGCATCGAATTCAGAAACGGCTGACCATATTCCGCCCATGCGTTCCGGAACGGCTGAAACAGACTGTTCAGCGTTTCAGAAAGCTGATTTCCGATTTCTGAAATGCCGTTCTGTATGCCGGAACTGTCCAGAACAGGAGAAATCACCGGTTCTGTTTCTTCTGTATCAGAATCGGTTTCCGATTCCTGCACCCCGATGATGTTGAAATCATCAAAGCTTGCAGAACCTAGATTTTCAGCCGTTTTCTGCGCATTTTCAAGCGATTCCGTCAGGCTGTCGGTTTCTGTTACGGCGGACGAAATTCCGGAAGACAGTCCCGAAGAAATATCCGCTTGAAATCCCGTAAAGCCTAACATTCTGCCGAATGCTTCTGTCAATTCCGTTGCTTTCCGGATGCCCTCTGTCAGAAACGAAATCAGCGGAGACAGCGCACCTGTCAGGATATTCCCGACAGCCGTCTTGAATGCCGTCAGGCTTGCTGTCAGACGGGAAATTTTTCCGGAAAAGGAATCAGCAATCTTTGCGGCATCACCGCTTTGAAATCTGGTTTCTTCCAGAATGCCGTTGACTTCTGCCTGAATCTTCTGCGCCTGCGTCAGATTCGCCGATGTTGTGCCGATAGATTTGGCATAATCCTGCCACATCTTGGCGACATTCTTAGTCACTCCGGCATTGTCGACAAGAATAGAATTCTCATTTTTCAGGCCTTCCGTTGCCGATGTGACTGCATCACCGAGCGAATAGCTTGCCTGTCTGCCATAGGCGGCACTGTCTTTCAGAGCTGTCAGGACGTTCTGAATCTGCGTATCAGAATAGCCCCTCGATGCAAGATTCTTGTAGGCCGTGACTGCATTCTGCAAAGGAATCAGACCGTCTGCGATATATTCCTGAATGAATCCTTGTGCCTGACTGAAATTTCTGCCCTGTCCGCTGAGAATGCTTTGCAATCCTCGAAAAGCGTTTTCTGTTCCGGTTGCGGCACTGATGCAGGCTTTTCCCCATGCGATAACTGCACCTGTAGCAAAGAGCGATTTCAGAGTATTTCCTAAATTCTGCGCCGTACCGTTCAGATTGTTCATGCTCTGACCGGAGTTTTTCAGATTCAGATTCGCATTGCTGATTCTGTTCAGCAGTTCCGTCAGTGAACGCTGTGCATCAGAAGTATTCAGATTCAGACGGGAATCAAAGCGAGTGCGCTGGACATGATTCCGGAAAGAATCAAATCTCGAACGTGCAGAATCCACATCGAAACGAAGCCGGAGCACTGGACTGGCTCTCTTGATTCTTTGCAGAAACAAGTCTAATTTTCTGTTGGCGGAAGCGGTATCTAGATTCAGCGAAACAGAAGCCTTTGCCTGATTTCTGTAATTCAGTTTTACGGTAACGCTCTGATTGGCGATTCTCTGTATATCAGCCCTTGCCTGCGAGAGATTCAGCCGTAAATTTGCCGTGATATTCTGATTTCTGACCTGCGAGACAAAATTCTGAAAAGCAGTCCTTGCCTGTTCGGTTTCAAGTTTCAGAGCCGTGACCGCCTGCTGTTGCCTGTTTTCCAGTTTCAGAACGGTATTGACAGGAGTCGTTTTCGCCTGATTTACAAAAGCCTGAAAATTCTGCATCGCCTGACTGGTGTCAAGCTTCAGAACCGTGCTGATACTTTGATTCCGGATACCGGAAGCAAAATTCCGGAAAGCGGTTTCTGCATCATCCGTGCTGAATTTTGCGGAAACTTCCGGCTGTTCCGTACCGGAAAACTGTAACCGTGCATTGAGATTCTGACTCTGTATCCGGCTTGCAAATTCTGAAAAGTTCTGTTCTGCCGGACTGGTGTCAAGATGCAGGTCTGCATTGAGATTCTGACATTCTGAAATAAAGCTTTGCAGAGTGTTCCGTGCATCTACCGTTATGAGTTCCAGAGAAGTGACCGCCTGCGGAGCTTCTGTCCCGTCAAGCTGTAATTTTACGCTGACAGGCTGATTCTGCGTCCGGCTGATGAAAGCAGAAAATGTCTGTTCAGCTTGTGAAATATCCAGTTGCAGAGCCGTGACAGGATTCTGACTCTGCATTCCGGAAAGCAAATTCTGAAAAGAAGTTTCTGCATCTTGAGTGCTGAATTTTACAGAAAGTTCGGGCTGGTCCGTGCCGTCAAGCATCAGCTTGGCACGGACTGCCTGACCCTGTATCTGATTTGCAAAATTCTGAAATTCCTGTACTGCCTGCGAAATGTCAAGAGCCAGACTTGCTTTCAGGTTCTTATTCTGTGAAATAAAATTATCCTGTTTTCTCTGCGCTTCGGATGTGTTCAAATCCAGATGCAGAGTCACTTTTGTATCTCCTGTCATGATTTCGCCCCCAGTGCAAGAAAGATTTTCTCTATCTGCGACAGTTTCTGCTGATAGCGTTCCGGATGTTCTCGGAATTGCCTTGTCTGCCAGTCCTCATAGATTTTCTTCTGTGATGCTGTAAATTTTTCGATGATTTTCGGGTCAGTTTCGCTCCGGATGCGCACAATCTGTCCCAGCGGTGTTTCCGGCAGAAGTCCGGACAGCAGAGCCGAAAACTCTCCCCAGCTCATGTCCTGCTCCTGCCGGATTCTGATACCATACTGTGATGCAAAACTGGATTCTATCAGATGCCAGTCTTCGGATAAGTCATAAAATTCAGGCTTCTGATTTTGCGGTGCTGTGAAATCGCTGTTCTGCTTCTTCCAGCGTGATTTCCAGTGCAAGAGCCATAATTCCGTAAATGATGATTTCACAATCATGAAAAGACAAATCTTTCATAGCCTGAATTTCTTTCAGAGCCTTTTCACCTGCGAAATGCTGAATAATATCTTCCATGACTTCGGTTGTTTTCTTATTGCTGAAATCTTTTTCCGTATAGGCAAGAACCGTATCTTTCCGGTTATCGATTTCAAATTCTTTCCCGAAAATTTCGAGAACAGGCTTTTCCTGCTGTAATTTTTCAGTGATATTGATTTTCATGATAATTTATCTCCTTTCTGATTAACCGCCGGAAGGTTCGGTAACTGTAGGCTTGCCGTTGGACTGCAAATCGGCTTCGAGTGCGCCCACATTGGTGGTATCGCCCGTGCCGTCCGCCTTGACGTTGACAACGACTTCCTGCACAATCTGCGTACCGGTGGGCATTGTCCAGCGGATTTTAGCATAAGCATCCTGACCGGTCTTGAATTTCTTTCCGGCGATAAAATCATTTCCGGCATCGCCGACTGTACGTTTGCCTTTGAGCGTGAGCGTCCATTTCATACCCGTTTTGAGTGCCGATGTCCAGCCCTCATTCTCCATTGCTGTCCATTCTTCGACAGTGCCGTCAAAATTGACGTTGAAGCCTTCCAGATTGGCAATTGCTGACCATGTGTTTTCTGCCGTTTCGACTTCAAAAACGTTGTTGTGTACGGGAAAAACTCCTGTAAAAGTATCAGCCATGATAAAACTCCTTTCAGATATTATAAAAAATATTCATGTTGATAACATACTCATAAATTAAGCTTTCCGGCGGTGTGCAGTCCGCCGGAGAAGCATTCAGCAGAGAAATCAGCGGAACAGCATGACCGCCGATTTCCGGAAAATCTGCGCTTTGCAGACGGGAATACAATTCCAGTGCAGAAGCCTGAGAAACTTTTGCATTCTCCGTCCAGTGAATCAGAATTGAAACCGGAATCTCCCGAAACGTCCGGAAGCTGATACAAGGCGTTTCCGGAATCGGATTTCCGTCATAAATGCCGATGCATTTTTCCTGACTGCTGTCGATTCTGCCGACATAAAAATGTTCTGCTTCGGGAAAAATTTCTTTCAGCCAGTCTCTGACATCGCTTAACTGCATGAAATCAGCCCCCTGTTTTCTGCTTGAATTTCTGAATAAAAATTTCAGAAGCTCGGTTTTCATACTTTCCGCCGGCTTCCCAGTCCTCGAACCACTGACCTTTAGCGTTTGCATTATCGCCTTGATTGAAATCATATTCTGGATGCATGTATAATCTTCTTGCGTAATTCTTACTTGTAGAAATTTCAGAACGATTTTTTTCCGGATGCAGAATATGATGAGAAAGTTCAAGTTCTCCGGTATTTTTAGGAACTACCTGAGCATCTTCGATTTCTCTTTTTAATTCAATCGCTGTTTCTTCGAGAATATCGGCACAAAGCTGATTAAAATCAATGCCAGCCATTATATCACATCCAGTCGAATATAATTGACAGTTCCGTCCGGATTCCGTGCTTTCTGCCCTCTGATGATTTGCCGTTTCATGCCGAATATCTGAATTTCTCCGTCCGGAATTTCCGGCAGTTCCGGACAGAAATCAGAAGAAAAATAAGCCTCTGCCGAAATCGTGATTTCTTCCCGTTTGGCATTCAGAATTCTTCGGGAACTGCTCTGAAACAGACATTTCAAATCGGCGGAAAATGCCGGAAGCCGTTCGCCGTCTTCGCTGATGCCTTCGGCTTGCAGAATCACCCTGCACGGAGAACGGCAGACCGCTTCCGGAACAAGTTTCGGATATTTCATAAACTCACCTCAATGCCGAATTGCAGAGATTTGTCTGCAAAAGATGCTGATAGCTTTCGTTCTGCATCGTGATGCCGGAAATGTTCACAAGATTCTGAGAATTCCAGCTCATCGAAACGCCGGCAATACTGTAGGAACTTAACGGACTGTTCAGCATTTCGCCGTAATCCTGCAAAAATAACGCCTGCTGTGCGCAGACGTTCTGAATCAATTCTTTTTGCAGACTGGTTAAATTCTCAAACCCGATTTTCTTGATTCTCTGAAAAGTCAGAATATCAATCTGATTCGATGCCTGAATCAGAAAATTTTCAGAAATTTCTTTCCCTGTCAGATTCCGGAATTCCTCACAAGTCAGATACTGACTCACTTCTTTTTCTCCTTCCGGAGTGCTTCGAGTTCGGCGAGAATTTCAGCATACTGACTGTAAGGCACGGTCTTGACGGGACTGTGTTTCAGGACTGCTCCGGTTTCGTCCGTGAGGTCATAGCCACGGTTCAGATATTCTTCCTGCAAAGCCATGTTTTCGCCGACCTGATAGCTCTTGTTTCCCTTGACTGCATAAATCATGAAATCACCTCACAATCAGGCATCAGCATTGACAGCAATGCCCGACGCTTTCTGCTGGAGCAGGAATGTATCTGTAAAATATCTGTTCTGATAAACATATTTGTCCGCTGTTCTGGAATCATGTCCGGGGGTGAATACCTGAATATAGCTGTACTTGTCACGGCTGACAACACAGCTCGGATGAATCAGCATTGCATGAATCTGTTTCGCCGATACTGCCGGAGTACAGCCGTTTGTGAAGTCGTAAGCCGTCTTGAATCTGCCGGACGGAACAGTCTTGATAATCATATCATCAATTCTGTTGATATTTCTGTTTACAGTATTCGAGCCACCCCCGACAGAAATCGTTCTGGTAATGCCCGATGCAGATTTTAACAGCGATTTCACTGCTGATGTCAGATACAGAATTCTGCCGTCAGTTGGAACACCTGCATCATCCATGATTGCAGACTGTGTATCAATCCAGTCGAGAATGTTCAGCGCAGTGAGCTGGGTTGTGGTATCCACAACAGCACCGTTCGCCGTATAGGTGACGGCTTCGCTGTAAAGCTTCGAGAATCTGTAGGAATCTTTCTCCGGAATCGCCTGCTGTTCCTCGAACTGGTTTGTGACATTCGCCATTGAGAGAACAAGATTTGTTTCGTCAACGTCCATCGGGTCGATGTAGAATTCTACATCACGGTCATGTTCGAGCTGTTTCGGAATCCAACTGTTCCCCAGTGTTCCGGCATTGAAGCCGAGATTCTGGCGGTTATGGTCTTTATAGCCGGAGAGCGTCATAGTCGGGAGCTTAATCAGTTGCGCATTGATAAACTGCACATCCGGATTGCTCAGTGTGAGGTCATAACTGACCAGTTCACGGGAATATTTCGTCTGTAATTCCTTGCTGAACTGTTCCGCATAGTTGTAAACTGCCATAAAATCAATCCTTTCTTGTGTTGCCGAATGCCTTTGCAATGGCATCGGCTTCGGGGGTCTGTTTCGAGTTATCCGCACCGATTTGGAAGCCCTTTGCCTTGGCGGAATTTTCCGCCTTGAAAGCCGGAACATCATCCAGAACTTTCTGAATCGCTGAGGTAATCGCCTTTGTATCGGCATTTTCTGGAAATTCAGCGAGTTTCAGAACATAGTCAATCTGACGGGAATCGACTCCCATTCTGACGGCTTCGAGCATGGCTGTCCGTTCGATGCGGAGACGGGAATTTTCGGCTTTCAGGCTGTCCAGTTCGGAGCTGTCCGGCTGTTCCGGAACGGGTTCGGGTTTCGGTTCAGGCTTTGCCTGTTCGGGTTTGTCCGGCTTTTCTTCCGGCTTGGCTTCTTCTTTTTTGATTTCTTCGTCTTCCATGAAAATTCTCCTTTCGGGTATAAAAATAAATTTTGGCATAAGAAAACCGCCCTGTTCAGGCGGTTTATGTTTAATATGAAAACGGATAACTTTGTTCTTTATCAATTTCTTTTAGGCGTTCAAGAATTTTTTTTCTTTCTTCTTCTGTCAGCGACTTATCATGATAATATTTATCCCAAAGTCGTTTTTCTTCTTCTGTTTCATGTCGCATCATAAAAAATCATCTCTGGTTCATTACTATCTTTTACAGAGGAGCTTTTGCCCCAAATCCTATTGTTTCATGGATAAATTTTCCTGATGCTGTATATTCATGAATATGAATCCAATATGCTTCTTCCGGTTTACATGCTTTATGATTTTCGTCATAATGATAGAAAAGAGCATAATCACCGCCGGCAGGAGTTTTCCCATCAATCCGTACAGGTTCAAATTCATAATTTTCAATGTTATTTTTCATGGATAACTCCTCCTTTATAGTTTACCGATAATCTTTTCCAATATGCTGTACCTGTTAGGAAAAAGCAAACTAAAATTCAATGGATTCTTCACATATTCTTTCTGTATTTTATAACAAGCGGTGTTTCATTAATTTTTTCATAAAGCGTTCCAGTAATTTTATTTCAAATCTTTCTTTTTCTGTCGATGGATGCAAATCATGTAAAATATCAAATGCTTCTTCCGGAGTTGACATTCTGAATTTGCCATCTTTTTCAAGGATTCTAAGGGGCGGACCTGTAAAACATTCTACAGCAAAACTGGGAAAATATACATGGTACTCTTTCCAGATGCCCTCGTATTCAGCAGAATCATAATCATTTTCTTTTGCAAATGCGATAGCTTTTTCTAAGTCTGTCATGATTTTCCCACCTCCAGAATTTCATTTATGATTTTTAAATCAAATACCATATTGTCAATTCGCAGAATCTTTGCCAGATGTTCATTTTTAGAAGATTTTTTCTTAAAATCAATATCTTTGAAATAGTTTATTACAGCAAATTTTTCTATTGTTTTTCCGGATTGTGCATCATAAATCCGGAGATTCCAATCAGAAAGCTTTTCGACAGCTACGACATGACCTCCTCCGTTTTTCCAATGAAATTCAAAAGAATAGCGTTCGCCCTGCTGGATTGTCTTGTTTAAAAATAAGAAAAATTTAAGTGCAGTATTAGCTTTTTCATTAACGATATAATTAGGATGTTGTCCTGTCGCTGGGTCAATCCATGCAAGGCGAGGTTCTTCCGCTAATCTTTTCATGATTTTGTTTCCGGTAATCGGCAATGCTCTTACTGGGTATCCTCGAAGCCTTGCTTCATAAGCTACAACGGTTGACTGACAATTCATTGCATATCCCCCACCCCTGTTATAAAGTGGATTTGGATTCTGATTGTCTGCCTGCTCAAATGTCATTGGTGTGCCACGCTGTACTCCTGCAATTTTTTCAGGATATAGCTGATGTGTTTCTTTTATTATACCACTTTCAGCAGATTTGTCAAGAGATTCTGGTAAAATTGGAATATTTTTATCAGAATGATTTCCAAGAAACAATTCTGATTCTGATACCGTCACCGCCGGCTTTGCTTCGGTGATTTTCGGAGTTGGTTCGGGCGGAGTCGGCTTGTCGATAACGTTCGGAACGATTGGCGGAGTCTGATTGTCATAAATCTTTTCCCGAAAATAATCACGGCGGAGAAAATCGGAATTCTGGTCGCAGAGGTTTTTGCATCGCTTCTGCCATTCCCGCTTTCGGGCGGATGCCGATTTTTTAGAAGCCTCATCCGGAGCGGATTTCTCCGCCTGTTTCCATTTCCGGATTTGCCGTTCATGATACCGCTGTTTCTGTGTGATGCGATATTTCCGGACGGCTTCTTCTCGCTGAGAATCCGACATCTCCGGAACGGGAGATTCCGGAAAATACGTCTGCGGACTGCAATTGCACTGGGGGTGCAGAAAACCTTGTCTAATGGCTTCTGACAGAAGCGGAAGTTTCAGTTCATCGGCTTCGGCAGGCGTTCCGGCAGAATAGACATCATCCACAAGAACTTTGCAGAGCCACGGCGCACACTTCGGACAGGCAACACCCGAGGGCGGTACAATGACCGTATGAATTCCGAACTTGTCACGGGCTTTCCCTTCGCCTAATAACTGCGCCCGTTCGTTCGCCGTCCGGAGTGCCATTCTTGCATAAACTGATGCTGATACATGCGCTCCGTTCCGGTAGACGATGCTGTTCATGCCCCTCTGATGCATGTCAGATACCGCCATATCTATGGCAGAATTCAGCGTTCCCGTTCCGGATTGCAGATAAAAATGAGAATCGAATAACGCTTCTCTGTAGACATCATCGGCTTTTCTCAAAATAGAGTGTTCTGCCCTTGACAGGTCAGACCGGACGGATTTTAAAAGCGAATCCAGCTTGTCATTCGGCACATCGAAAAATCTTTGTGCGTTCTGAATTCCGGTTTGCAGAATCCTGATTTCTTCGTTCAGTTCGCCGTTCTGATTCGCCTGCTGTAACAGATTCATAGCGGAATTGTTTATCTTCGTGAACTGCGGAGCGAATTGTTTATAGTTCTTCGCTGACCAGTTTCCCAGACCTGCGAGCTGTTCGGTCTGCCACATGCTCCATGCTTTTTGCAGGTCGGATTCTTCTTTCAGATGCCGTTTCATGTTCCTGCCTATCGAGTCAAGCAGGATAGTTTCGATTCTGGATAAGGCATCACCCACGTCATAATTCGCCATCAGAACAATTCCTCATCAGATAAAATCAGCCCGTCCGCCTGATTCAGACGTTCGATTTCGGCTTGCTTCCAGTCATCCGGCTTGGTATCGCCGTAAAGTTCCTCGACAACAGCTTCATTCGACATGATACGGCTTGACTTGGCTTTCCCGATGGTTTCTACCTGACTCTCAAAGCTTGGATTTGCGTACTCGCCCCACGGCACGGAGATTTTCAGATGTTCCGGAAAATCGAGTTCATGTTCAGCGTAGTACGTCCACAGAACGGCTTGGAACAGCTCCGGAAGTATCTTTTGCAAAACCGTGATGATTCTGTTTCGGGTGTAGAGAGTGGCTTTTTCTTTTTCTCTCTGTGCTTCGGCGTTGTCGAGCTTCTTGACATCAATGCCCAGCGTAGACGGCGAAATCAGCCCTTGCAGACATAAATCAAGGGCTGTCATGTATGCCGACAGATAGCATTCTGTCTGGATTTCCGGCTGAACGCTGGTTATCTGATTTTTCCCGTCTTCCGCCATATTCGAGCCAGTTATGATATAGTTATCCTCAAACGGGTCAGGGCGCATGGGTTCTCCGGTCTGCGGATTGTAATCGGCAAGAGCAGACGGGATATAGGTCTTAGGCTGAGACTTCCGGACTGCGCCCATGTACTGACTCCAGCTTTCGTCCAGCGCATCGAAACAGCCACGTTTCCGGTCGAAAATGCTTTGTCCCCGGTTCGGATAGCGTTTCGATTTCCGGAATTTCAGCGGAACAGCAAGCCGGATATTCTTATCAAAAATCAGGTCAGTCAGATTTCTGGTTTCGTCCAGAGAGTCCAGAGAAACGGCGATTCCGGAAGCATCGGTCAGGATATACCGGACATAGCCGAAGCCGTAACACTCCCGTAATAAAAATTCTCTCGAATTCTTGAGATATTTCGTCAGGAAAATAATTTCCTGATTTTCATACTGCACCCGATTCCCGGAGAAAAATTCCAGAGCCGGAAACTCGGATTTTTCCGGATGAAACGTGATTTTAAATGCGCCGTCACCGTCAATGAGCGTATCACTGACAGACTGTTCCAGAAGTTCCGGAAACTGATTTTTTTCCAAGATTTTATGCAGAAGTTCCTGTTCTGCCGGAGAATCTGAAATTTCGATAGTCAGCATATCAGAAATCACAATCTGAGAGAGTGTATCGACAATCAGAGCCGGCAGACCCGTGTGAATTTTCGGAATCTTCCGGCTTTTCGCCGACATGCTCCAGAAGCCTGCTCCGCCGAGCTGGGAATATATCTGGGAAAATTCTTCGGGGTCGCCGTGATACCAGATTCTGTTCAGAGCGCAGTTATCCTCGAATGTCAGATTTTCTCTGACATAGAGCTGTTTTGGCTGAGCCGGTTCGAGCCGGAGCAGACTCGCCAGCCATAGCCGGAGATTGTTCAGAATATTCAGAAAATTCACCTCTTTCCGATTAGGTCTTTATACGGAATAAAAGCATATTGTACGCTGTTGATTGTATGGTCGTTTTTGTCTTCCGGTTCGGATTTATCCTCTTTCCATGCGTAGCAGTTCAGCTCATGCAGATGATGCTGACAAGTCTCATTCACAAGATAATGCCCTGATGCTATCCATGCGGACTGCAAATTTATCCGGTCGAGAATTTTCAGCTTCTTGTAGCTGTTGATGAAATTGTACAGACAGCCGGAAGTTCTCTTGTATTTATTCAGTTCGGTCATTGTGGCTTGGTCTGCGCTGTCAATATAGACATCACGGGCGAAGCCCCACTTCTGACGGCATCGCTCCAGAAAATCCACGAACCTGACCGCCAAATCAGAAGGCGATACCGGAATTTTCAGTTCAGCGTTCTGAATGACTTCTTCTTCCAGAAGCAGAAGCCGTGCCTTGTTATCAATGCCGATGAACGTCATCGCCATCGTATCAGCCGATTTTGCTGAATAGGATGTGTCCAGCCCTGCCGAGAACTGCATGAATTTCAGTTCTGATTTCTCAATCTGTAACTGAATTTCGCCCTCATGAAAGCAATGCTGTTTCCGGTCGAAATTGGCGAATATCAAGCCCGTTGCCCGTCCTCTGAGCCCTTGAATCTTGTTCTTGTAAAGCTTTGTCCCGACAGGTGCAGAGTCGATTTTTCTCTGAATATCTTCCGGAGTCAGGCTTGCATTATCACGAAAACTGAAAAACCAGTATTTCCAGCCGGATTTTTCCGGTTCGGTCAGTTCGGCAAGAATCGACTCCGGAACATCAGTGAGATATTTCCGGAACGGTCGGGAACAGTTCACAAATTCTTTATAAATTGGCAGTTCTGCATCGTCCGGATTCAGAGTCGCCAGCAGATAGTCATTTCTTGTGGAAATCTCCCTGACAAACTCGATGTTCGCTGTATTGATTTCATCAATGAAAACGCATCCGTACTGACCGCCGAGCGCATTCAGCCATTTGTCCTGATTATCATAGCCAAGG